GACATGCAATACCTAGACGGATGGTGTGATGGCGTAAATCAGGCTATGTCCATAGCAGGTAAAGATATACACCTCATGGTGTTCCATCCAGACTATGATGCTGAAGAGGCAGGTCTGGACTTTTTAGTTGAAGACGGTGTAGTAGATGAAAGCCTAGTCTACTGCATGGTATTTGTACAAAGGCTATCTACCCTAGATGATGCGGCATTGAGTTTGGAAAAGTCAGGGTACTACAAACACTTCCCAGAAGATGTGTATCAATCATTAGTTATAGACAGACGGAGATTAAGAAATGGCTGACACGACAAAACAAATGGCTGCGTTAGAGGATTTAGCAGCAAAACTTGGGTTTACCTTAAAGAAAAAACCTGTACCTAAAAAGAAAATGATGCGTGGCGGTATGGCAGCTAAGACAGCACCGAAGCGTATGCGTGGCGGTGGTATGGCTAAAATGGCATCCAAGAAAAAGATGATGCGTGGCGGGATGGCAAAGAAGAAGTAGTATGGAATGGCTAAACAAAATATTGGATCAATTGCATCTGTTTATAAGAAACGTATTACACGTCCCGGTAGACATAGCAAGAAACCTAATAAGCAATACAAAGTTAAAAGCTATTGGGGTTAGATACTTGGCACTGGCCTTGCTTAACACAGGTAAGCCCTTTACCCGTATTGGTAATTGGTTCTGGAAGAAGCATCGTACTGTACTGAATTGGAATAAGTAATGGCTACGGTACTGTCCGATAAAAAAGCACGACTGTCTAGCACAGGTCATAAGTGTACAACCACGTCACGTGAAACTATATACACTTGCCCTAAGAATCATACCTGTCTAGTTACGTTGTTGTTTATTTCAAATACAGATACTGCTAACCGTGACGTGACAGTTGAATGGTATCACGCAACAGAAAATGTTTACTACACTGTTTTCACAACATCTGTATCGTCAAAGAACTTCTTGCAGTTTTCTGATGGGTACATGGTATTGAATCAAGATGACAGGTTTCACATTACTGCTGGCGCAGCAAATGTTATTAGTGCTTTAATTAGCACCGAAGAAATTTTTGACCCAGTAACCCATTAAGGAGAATAGGAGATATGCCCCTAACAACAAAAGGTTCTAAGATTAAATCTGCCATGACAAAGAAATATGGGGAGAATAAGGGTGAACAAATCTTCTACGCAAGTGCCAACAAAGGAACAATTAAAGACGTGGAGAAAAAGCAAAAACTTGCGAAAGGTGGGGCAGCTAGAAAAACTAGCAAACCGGCGCAGTCTAAAGCGAAGAGCAAAAGTAGAGTTAATGAAGCTGGCAACTACACTAAGCCAGCATTGAGAAAAAGATTATTTGAAAAGATTAAAGCTGGCAGCAAGGGTGGTAAGCCCGGTCAGTGGTCAGCACGTAAAGCACAGATGCTGGCACGTGAATACAAAGCCGCTGGTGGTGGATATAAGTGATTGAGTTTGTACTCACAGTATATCTGGGGGCTACACTAATTGACCAGACACAAAAATTTGAAGACATAGATAGATGCCTATACTTTGCTGAAAGATTGTCCCGACAACGATCTGTTCCAGTAGGAGATGGTAGACGACTAAATATAACTGCAGTATGTAAGCCTCAACCTAAGTAGGAACCAACCAACATGATTGCCGAAACCCTTGCAGGCATAGCACTAGTTAAAAGTGCTGTAGACGGTATTAAATCCGCTATTGGCACAGCCAATGATATCGGTGAAATTGCGGGCCACATCGACAAACTCTTTGAGGGTGAGAAGCAGGTACAACAACAACGTGCTAAGAAATCAGGCGCAGGTGTAGCGGATCAATTTGGCATCCAAAGTGTTGCACAGGAAATGATTGACGCTAGACTGGCGCAGGAAAAGATTACAGAGATGCGTAATCTAGTAGACATGCGCTTCGGTCCGGGTACGTGGAAGGGCATTGTTGATGAACGTGCTAGACGTATTCAGGAAGCTAAAGAAGCAGCGGCAGTAGCTAGACGTGCAGCTATACAGCGGCACAATGAGATGATGGAAAATGTTAAGGTAGGTATAGCCGTAGCCGTTGTAGCTGCGATTGCTGTAGGTTTCTTAGTCTTTGCGATGGTAGCTTCAGCTAAAGCATCTGGAATAATTACTTGACAAATACAATTTTAAGTGGTATAACTGTACTATGAAAAAACCGCAACAAAGTCTAGTTAATTGGACACGGCAGGATTGGAGAACCAAAAGTGGGAAGCCTTCCACCCAAGGACCAAAAGCTACAGGCGAAAGATATCTTCCGGCATCAGCAATTAAAGCCCTTACGCCAGCGGAGTATTCAAAGACGAGTGCTGCTAAAAGAGAAGGAACTCGTGCTGGTAAGCAACACGTCAAGCAGCCTAAAAAGATATCAGAGAAAACAGCACAGTTTAGACGAGGTAGAGCGTAATGCTTAATTTACTCATAGGACCAATAGCAGATTTAGCAGGAACATGGTTAAATGGAAAAGTTGAAAGCACTAAAGCAGAGGCTGCTACCAAAGTGGCGAAAGCTAAAGCGGAAGCTGTCATCATGGAAAAAAAGGCGACAGGCGAGATTGATTGGGACTTGGAAATGGCTCGTGGGTCTGCTAACTCGTGGAAAGACGAGTGGCTAACCATCCTGTTTAGTATCCCACTTATCCTAGCCTTCGTGCCGGGTATGGAAGAGGTAGTTGCCAATGGCTTCGCAAGACTCAACGAAATGCCTGAATGGTATCAGTACTCACTTGGAGTTATCGTTGCGGCTTCTTTTGGAGTTCGTTCAGCGACTAAATTCTTTGGAAAGAAATAATGGCTGCAGAAAAGATACTTGAATGGAAACTGCTACCAAGATTTATGATGCTCGTAATGACGCTTATGAGTTGGCGTGTAGTCGAGTGGTTCATGTCCTTACCCGATCCCAGTGCAGCACAGGCTGGTTTAGTATCTGTGGTAACAGGCGCAATGACAGGGGCTTTCGCCGTGTGGATGAATCACGAAGGCAAACACCCCGGACAGTCTAACCACCGTATTTCAGAATCACGTAGCGGCAAATGAAATATCGCAGAGAACATTTTATTGAAGAGTTAATTAAGCACGAAGGCTTAAAGCTACAAGTTTATAAAGACACTCTTGGAATTGATACGATTGGTATCGGACGAAACCTAGAAGACCGTGGCATTACACAGGAAGAACTAGACGACCTAGATATTCCTACTATAGACCACGTATATGAATATGGTATTACAGAAGCTGATGCGGTCTATCTAGCACAGAATGACGTACAAATCGTTGAGGATGAACTGTTACGTGCGCACCCTTGCGTAGACAGGTTAGATTCTGTACGTCAACTTATATTGATGGATATGGCATTTAATATGGGTGTGCCACGCCTATGCAAGTTTCAGAAGATGTGGAACGCTATTCACGAAGAAAAATATGACGTTGCAGCAAAAGAAATGCTTGACAGCAGGTGGGCAAATCAGGTAAAATCACGTGCAGTAAAGTTAGCTAATGCAATGCACAATGGAGAGTTTTGATGGGACTAGAGGTTATTAGAAAAACTACTAAGGGAAAACACGGCGCACAAACTGTTGTTAGTAGAAGTGGTAGTCCTAAAGGTACTCCTTTCCTGCCCCACTCAATTGAAGATAAACTTAAAACAGCTGGTAAAAACATATCTAAGTTTGTAGAAGAACAAAAAAAACTAATAAAGGATTTATTAGACTAATGGAAAAATTTAAACCTTGTAAAAATTGCCCTACACCTGCCAACTGCGGGGCAGTAGGTAAGTGCCAGAACAAAGGCAAGTAACATGTGGCCCTACAATGAAGAAGAGAAACAATGGCTAGACAACTAACAGAACGGCAACAGAAGTTTCTGGATGTCTTGTTTGATGAAGCTGGTGGTGACATGGTTGCTGCCAAGAAACTGGCAGGCTATGCTGACACTTCTAGCACTAACGAAATTGTTAAAGGTATTAAAGAAGAGATACTTGAGGCGACTCAAATGTACATGGCACGTAATGCGCCGAAAGCGGCGATGGCGATGACAGGTGCGTTGTACGACCCAACTGAACTGGGTATTCGTGATAAGATGTCTGCAGCTAAAGAACTGCTTGACCGTGTAGGTCTAGTGAAGACAGAGAAGATGCAGGTAGAAGCAAGTGGCGGTGTTATGCTTATGCCACCTAAAGCTGTTATTGTAGAGGATGATGACTAATGCCAAAAACAGGACAAGTAAAACATACCAAAGAAAGCCTTGCTCATGAATTAAAACACGGTGAGCAAGTAACTAGAGAAGATTACAATAAGTACAAAGAATCTTTTGTTGCAGGAAAGGAAAGTTATGATTTAACAAAACCTTTGTCTTTTAAAGACTACAGAGATATTGCTATGTTCAGAGGCAAAAAAGTTACTGAAAATGCAGACTTGTCTATAGTAGCTAAAACAGGCATTGATGCAGATAAGTATCGTGCTAAAAAGAAAGCTACACCTAAAGGTATGGCAGATAGAAAGAAAACCTCTACAAAAAAATCAATGGATTTTCGTAAGGGCGGTATGGTTCTTTCAACAGTAGACAATCGTAAAGTAAAATGACACGTAGCATAGGCAAATGGAAACTTCCGCAGCCGACAGACATTAAAGAAGAAAACGAATGGGTGCCTATCCCACGTATTGCACGTACAGTACCATTCGGATATAAACAGGATGATGAAGACCCCGACATTCTTCAACCTATCCAAATTGAATTGGATTTGTTAGAGAAGGCTAGATCACACGTAAATCAATACAGCTATCGTGAGGTAGCCAATTGGTTGAGTACACAGACTGGCAGATACA